CCCGATAATATATTAAATAACTGGAGAGTTACAAAAACATGTTTACGATTAGGTAGTAGGATTATAGGTAAATGTATGATGGGCTCAACATCAAACGCGTTAGATAAAGGTGGAGAAAACTTTAAAAAATTATATGGAGCATCAGACGTTACTAAGCGAAACAGAAATGGACAAACAGCGTCTGGATTATATTCTCTTTTTATCCCAATGGAGTGGAACTACGAAGGATTTATTGACGAGCACGGAAGCCCAGTCTTCAATACTCCGGATCATGATGTCTTTGACCCCCATGGAGAGTTAATAGACATAGGTGTTATAGACAGTTGGCAAAATGAAGCTGACGGTTTAAAAAACGATCAAGACGCATTAAACGAATTTTATAGACAATTTCCAAGAACTACTGAGCATGCGTTTAGAGATGAAACAAAAAATAGTATATTTAACTTAGTTAAAATATACGAGCAAATAGATTACAACGAAGAAATGTCTAGCTCATTAGGAATTACCAAAGGTAATTTTCAATGGATTAGCGGTATAAAAGATTCAAACGTTATATTTTATCCAGACCCAAAAGGTAGATTTAAAGTAAGTTGGGTGCCACCTAGTCACTTACAAAACAAGGTTATAATAAAAAATGGTGTCAAATGGCCTGGTAACGAGCATATGGGTGCTTTTGGCTGTGATAGTTATGATATATCAGGAACTGTAGATGGCGCTGGTTCAAAAGGAGCGCTACACGGACTAACTAAGTTTAGCATGGAAGAAGTTCCTTCTAACATGATATTTTTAGAATACTTAGCAAGACCACAAACCGCAGAAATGTTCTTTGAAGACGTTCTAATGGCATTAGTATTTTATGGGATGCCTATACTCGCAGAGAATAATAAACCTCGTTTATTGTATTATTTAAGAAGGCGTGGTTACAGAGGTTTTAGCATGAACAGACCTGATAAAATTTGGAACAAATTATCTACTGCAGAGAAAGAGGTTGGTGGAATACCAAACTCAAGTGAAGATATAAAACAAGCTCACGCCGCTGCTATTGAAATGTATATACAAGACCACGTTGGTTTAAAGCAAGATGGTAGTTATGGTAATATGTATTTTAACGAGCTGTTAAACGATTGGGCTAGATTTGATATAAATAAAAGAACAAAATATGATGCTGCTATTAGCTCGGGTTTAGCTATAATGGCTTGTAATAGACACCTTTACAGACCAAATGCACCAACAACAAAACCAAAACTAAACATAAGTATTGCTAAATATGAAAATACTGGTAGTACATCTAAATTAATTAAAAAATAAATATGGCAGAGTCTGTTATAAATAAATATTTTCCTACGCAAGTTGTTAGCGACGCTGAAAAAAATTCAGAAGAGTACGGCTTAAAAGTTGCAAAAGCTATAGAGCATGAGTGGTTTTATGTAGATAGAGGTTCTAATAAATATAGAACAAACCACAATAATTTTCACAATTTAAGACTTTATGCAAGGGGAGAACAACCTATACAAAAATATAAAGATGAGTTGTCTATTAATGGTGATTTATCTTATTTAAATTTAGACTGGAAACCAGTACCTATTATATCTAAATTTGTAGATATAGTTGTAAACGGTATAGCTGAAAGAACTTACGATATAAAAGCTTACTCACAAGATCCTTATGGAGTAGACAAAAGAACTAAGTATATGGAGAATATACTTGAAGACATGAGGGCTAAAAGATACAAAGAAGCTGTCATGCAGAGCACTGGTATAGATTTAAGAAAAAGTGACGTTCAAGAATTACCAGAAACTCAAGAAGAGCTAGATCTTCACATGCAATTAACATACAAACAGTCTATAGAACTTGCTGAAGAGCAAGCATTAAATGTTTTGTTTGAAGGTAATCAGTATGAGTTGATAAAAAAACAATTTTACTACGATTTAACCGTGTTAGGTATAGGCGCTGTTAAAACCTGTTTTAATACCTCGGAAGGAGTTACCGTTGATTATGTAGACCCTGTAGACCTAGTTTACTCTTACACTGAGTCGCCTTATTTTGATGATATATATTATGTTGGAGAGGTTAAAACAATACCTATAAACGAGTTGGTAAAACAATTTCCTAATTTAACAACAGAGGAAATACAAGATATAGTAAAAAACAAAAACTCACAACAAAAAAACACCTACAACAACAACTACAATATACAAGAAGAGGACAATAACAAAGTTCAAGTGCTGTATTTTAATTATAAAACATACAACAATCAAGTTTATAAGGTTAAACAAACTGGAACTGGCGCAGACAAAGCTATTGAAAAAGACGATACCTTTAATCCACCTAAAAATCTTGATGGTAGTTTTGAAAAACTACAGAAAAAACTAGAGGTTTTATACGAAGGAGCTATATTATTAGGCACTAACAAAATGCTTAAGTGGGAATTGTCAAAAAACATGATGCGACCAAAAAGTGATTTTACCAAAGTTAAAATGAACTATAGCATAGTAGCACCTAGGTTATACAAAGGTAGAATTGAAAGTCTTGTTAGTAGAATAACAGGTTTTGCCGACATGATACAGCTTACTCATTTAAAGCTACAGCAAGTGATGTCAAGAATGACACCTGATGGTATATATTTAGACGCCGATGGTTTAGCTGAAATAGATTTAGGTAATGGTACAAATTATAATCCACAAGAAGCTTTAAACATGTACTTTCAGACAGGTAGTATTATTGGTAGAAGTTTTACTTCTGATGGTGATATGAACCCTGGTAAAGTGCCTATTCAAGAAATACAGTCTGGTAATGGTGGTGCAAAAATGCAAAGTTTAATTGGTAATTACAACTATTATTTACAAATGATAAGAGATGTAACTGGTCTTAACGAAGCAAGAGATGCTGCTACACCAGATAAAAACGCTTTAGTTGGCGTTCAAAAATTAGCGGCTGCTAATAGTAATACGGCAACTAGACACATACTACAAGCTGGTTTGTTTTTAACCTCTGAAATAGCTCAGCAATTATCACTTAGAATATCTGATATATTAGAATACTCACCAACAAAAGATGCTTTTATACAGCAAATAGGCGCTCACAACGTTGGCTCGTTAGAAGAGTTAAAAGAATTACACTTATACGATTTTGGTATATTTTTAGAATTACAGCCAGATGAGGAAGAAAAAGCAATGCTTGAAAACAATATACAAATGGCTCTTCAGCAGCAGTTAATAGAATTAAATGACGCTATTGATCTTAGAGAAATAAAAAACATAAAATTAGCTAATCAATTATTAAAAATACGTAGAAAGAAAAAGCAAGAAAAAGATCAAGCTATACAAGAGAGAAATATGCAGCTTCAATCTCAAACAAATCAACAAGCTGCACAGGCCGCGGCTCAAGCAGAAATGCAAAAAGAACAGGCAAAAACAGCGGCTCAAGCTGAGTTGGAAACTTTAAAAGCAAAGCTAGACGCGGATAAAATGGTGCAAGAGGCAGAAATAAAAAAGCAACTGATGGCACTAGAGTTTGATTATAACATGAAGCTTAGACAAACTGATGTTCAATCAAAAGAGCAAAACGAAAAAGAAAAAGAAGATCGTAAAGACGAAAGAACTAGAATACAAGCAACTCAACAAAGTGAACTTATAGACCAAAGAAATAGCGGTGCAGGTGCTAAAAACTTTGAGTCTGCAGGTAATGATACTATAGGGAGCGGTTTTAATTTAGAGGCTTTTGATCCTAGATAACAATTATTAATTATTATTATATTATATTATGGCAAAGAAAAAACAAGTAACTGACGAGGTTACAAAAATAACAATACCTGAAACTGTAAAAGAAACTGAATCAGTTACTAAAGTAAATTTAGACAAACCAATAGAACCAAAAGAAGATGAAGTTAAAAAAGATAACCCTGTCGACGAGGGAGTGGCTACAGAGCCTGAAAATGCCGAGTCCACAGAAAAACAAGAAGAAATACAACCGGAAGCTGAAACACAAGAAGAACAACCAACTTTAGAAGAAGTAACTGAAGAAGAAGTTCAAGAGCAAACAGAAGAGCTGGCTGAGGAAGTTCAAGAAGCTATAGAAGAAGCTCAAGAAACCGGTAAGGCAATACCTGAAAATTTACAAAAAGTTGTAGATTTTATGGAAGA